CCGACGAACAACGCATGGTTGCGCGCGCCTTTCGGCTGGCAAGAGAGAAAGATTACGACGATGCTTTTTCGGAACTGCCAGACGAAATGCAGGGAAGGTTTCTCAAGATTGTCGTTCAACAAAACCTTGGTAGAGCGCTGGAAGCCAAGTTCACACGACAGCAACTTAGTAGTGCAGTCAAAGAACTAGAGAGGCTGGGCATGATGTCTAAATACGCGGATACCCCCCAAATGAGCGAACGGATTGCTAGACATTTTGTTGGTGCGTGGGCATCAAGTTCTGAATCTAGCGAGTCGCTCGTGATGTCAGAAATGGCAAGAAAACTCTTTGGTGTGCAGGGCACTTACGATACCCGAAGTGAAGAGCAGGTTATTTCTCGCATCAAACTAAGCGGCACAACAGCGCGGGTGTTGCAAGAGTTGGCGCGTGCGATGCACAGGGACACACAGAAATACTTGGGGGCCGCTGGTATTACAGAAGCGGTCGTGTTCCGAGGAACGGGCATCAACGCTGGGCGAATGAATGTAAGGCAAATGTTGAGCGACATGAGTACGGGACGGAAGAGTCAGATTCTAGTGACACAGCGACCGTTGGCATCTTGGAGTTCGTCGGTAGACATAGCGTATTCGTTCGCTGAAATGGGTGTTTCAGATACTGGCGGTCGCCGCTTTATTGTTGTTGAAGCAACAGTGCCAGCAAGCAGGGTCTTCTGCACTCCTCTAACTGGCTTTGGTTGCTTCAGAGAAAAAGAGGTAGTTCTTCTTGCACCAAATAGCAAGTCCTTCAAGGCTCAAGTTATTAGCGAACTATCGGCGGCATAACCATGGAACAGGAGCAGGTGCTACACCTAGACGCAGATGGCAATGGCGATTGGCCCAAGAGAACATTTGACATTCCAGTGGATACAGCCGAAGAGTATGCCCAAGAGTTCGGGCTGGACACCGCCGAAAAAATCATTGCTCACATCAAGGCAAAGACTGGAACGCCATACTGGTTTGGAGTTCCGCTTGAAATCAAGGCGGGGCTGGCTGGCCTTGCCAAGAAGCGCGAGTGAGCAGGCAGTAGGCTTTACAGCCATGATGGGCCAACCACAACTAGAGTGCGTGTTCTGGCGCGATGCGCACGATGGCGACCACAACTGGTTTTCTGCCGAAGAACTGGAGGCGGATACCGAAGAAGCGGTGGTGGTCACTGTTGGCTGGATAGTGCCATGCCGCAAACCTCGTTATGTGGCGGTTGCCCAGTCCATGCTGGACTACTTTGAGTCGGTGACTGGGATTATCTACATTCCCGAAGAGAACATCGTTGCCCGCAAGCCATTGGCGATTCCAGAAGGGGGCTTCTCAATCGCATAGGTCGTGGCGTAGTATGCCGCACCATGGCAACCACGAGTACAGTCGCGCCCCAGATTGCCTACGGCGTTATTGCCAAGATTGACGAAGAAAAGCAACTCGTATTCGGTTGGGCGTCGGTTATTCGGGATACGGACGGTCGTATTCTCCTTGACCGCCAGAACGACTTCATTGATTCGGAAGATGAACTGGAAAAAGCCGCGTACGAGTATGTGTTGAAGTCGCGCGACGGTGGCGAGATGCACATCCGCAAGGGCGTGTCCACCATGGTGGAATCGGTGGTCTTGTCGCTGGAGAAGCAACGCGCCTTGGGCATTCCGACAGGAACTGTGCCCGTGGGCTGGTGGGTTGGCTTCAAGGTAAACGACGAGAGAGTGTGGGGAGAAGTGAAGAAGGGTGGCTATGTCGGCTTCTCGGTTCACGGCACTGGACGGCGTGACACCACCATGCTGTCGGCTGAACAGGTCACGGAGATTGGCAAGTGCAACTGTGGCGGTGTAGCCAAGTACGAGCCGCGTTATTGGACGACGATGGCTAAGGCCATTTCCTACCAGTCCACAAGCATTCTAGAGAAGGCAAAGAGGAAGAAGGGGGGCAACAAGATTCGCGTCGTGATGCGGGAGTTCAAGCGCGGCAAGTTGAAGTCCTCGTCTGGCAAGACCGTTACCGACCCAAAGCAAGCCATGGCGATTGCTATTTCTGAGCAGAAGCGAATGAAGAAGGGCGATTCTCCTGGCCACCCGTTTCGTGGCAACCAATGGACGGGCGGTCGTGGTGGCGGTGGGAGCGCAGGTGCGGGCGCGAAGGCGAGTAAGCGCCCCAAGATGAAGCGTGGCGCTTCCATTATCAAGGTCAAAACGGTGGAAGAGGGCGTGAAGTTGGTTCTGGAAGGCAAAGATGTGGAGATGCCAGACATCAAGGGGGCGCACACTCTGATTGAGAAGTTGGCTGAGATGGCGATTGACGCCGAGAAGAGCGGAAAGAAAGTCGTCTACGACTTGTGCCGTGTGTCAGTGAAGGGCACCAACGCATTCTGTCTCGGAAACAAGGGCATTCCGCGCGACCAGATGCCACAAGCAAAAGGCGAAGTCGTTGAGGGGTCAAAGGCAGACAAGGCACTCAAGAAAAAGAATGCCAAGCGTGCCAAGGAAGGCAAGGAGCCGAAAACGGAATACGACGCGACGGAAGAGTTCGTTGCGCACTTGGAAAAAGCGGGCATCAAGGCCAGTAAGCCCAAGAGGATGCGAGCCGACAAGTTGAAGGCAACACAGCGAGACATGCAGGGGGAGAAAGTCGGTGGCATGATGAAAGCCAAAGACTTTGACCCTTCTGCCGAGCCGATTTTCGTTTCGCGCGACGGGTATGTGGTGGACGGGCACCATCGCTGGGCGGCAACGCTTGGACGCGACATGAAAGACGGCATACTTGGCAATGACCAGCGACAGAATGTCATTGTGCTTGACGCTCCGATTAGCCGCATCATCAAGGAAGCCAACAGGTTCACGACGGAGTTTGGCATCAAGCGCAAGACGGTTGCGGCCAACAAGAAGAAGAGCAAGTGACCATGGCGAAGGCAAGCGGCGGCTTGACGCAGTGGTTCCGCGAGAACTGGGTGGACTTGTCACGCCCGAAGAAGGGTGGCGGGTACGAACCATGCGGTCGTCGTGACGCGAGCAGTGGCAAGTATCCGAAGTGTGTGCCTGCCGCACGCGCCGCCAAGATGACACCAGAGCAGATTCGTTCCGCCGTCAGCCGTAAGCGTCGTGCGGAAAGTACAACCTCTAGGCGCGGAAAGAAGCCAATCAATGTGAGTACCATCAAGAAGTCCAAGAATGTTCCCACCAATCCAGCGTTGTATGCTCGCGTGAAGGCGGCGGCGAAAGCCAAGTTTGATGTGTACCCATCGGCGTACGCGAACGGGTGGCTCGTTCAAGAATACAAGCGGCGCGGCGGGAAGTTCAAGACTGTGAGTCGTGGAAAAACGGGCGGGCTGAAGAAGTACAATCCGTACCATGACAGCCTAGGCAGGTTCGCCTCTGCCATGGCATCGGCAACTTTTACCTTTTTGCGAGGGCCGAAACTTGCCGCTATGGGCGCACTTCCGAGAAATACTCCGAGAAATGTTCCGAAGCCGATTACAGAGAAGAAGCGCAAGTATTATCGTGGGCTTGATGCGGCGAAGCGGCGCCAGTATCAGTTGAGACGCGCGAAGTTGTTGCGTGAACGCTAAACACATTCTCAAAGCCAATCCGTATCACGACGAGCGTGGCAGGTTCACAAGTGTTGGCCGTGCTGTGCAGGTGCGACCTCAAGGGCTGACGCGAAAAAACGCACCATCGCGCTTAGCCGCGCATCTCCAGAAGTTTGGCGGCTTCACCTTTGACCCCAAGAAGTCTCAGTTGCGACGGCAAGGGTTCGCCGTGGCCGTATCTCCAGACTACGAACAGGTTTATTCGTCAAGCGACTTCCAGAGCGATGGCGACGGCATTATCAAGCGCTATCTCAAGAAGTTCGCGGAAACACTGGCTGGCGTCAAGATGCACTTGGGCGGCTGGAGAGAAAAGTCGGGGAAGGTCTATCTGGATGTTTCAAGGGTCGTGTCAGACGCACAAACGGCGGCGGACATGGCACGAGAGGCAAACCAGTTGGCGTTCTTTGACCTCAAGACCTTCACCACTTGGGTTCGCTTTCGTAGCGCTCCCAATCGCCCCTATCGGTACTTGGCTTCTGGGCAAGACACACGAACGGCGCCAATCGTCGGAGAGATTCCAATAGTGAACATAGACACCATCGGAAAGGCGCAAGGGGTTGAGGGCGTCGTGTTCTGTCCAGTAGACTCTCTCTTGGACGACGCATCAATCAGAAAGTTCGTGGAGCAGATTTTGGCTACAGGCATCACAAAGAGCGAGCCAACATCCACCGATGTTCACTTGCAGACCATCATGCCGTTTCGTCGTCGCAAGCGCAAGACCAAGAAGATGATGTTGTCTGACATTGTGGAGAAGGGCGAACGACTGAAAGACCCGAGGGGCGGACTCACTGCCGCTGGTCGTCGTCACTTCAAGCGTACGGAAGGCGCGAACCTGAAACCTGGAGTGAAGGGTGCCGCTAACACGCCAGAAAAAATGAGACGCAAGGGGTCGTTCTTGACGCGGTTCTTCACCAATCCGCGCGGCCCGATGGTTGGAGACAACGGCAAGCCAACCCGCCTTGCGCTATCGGCGGCGGCTTGGGGTGAGCCAGTGCCGCGCGACAGAAAGTCTGCCGCACGCTTGGCGAACAAAGGTCGTGCGCTACTGGAGCGTTATGAACGCACCAAGAAGAAGTCTGTCTCTAAGGCCAACCCGTACCATGATGAGCGCGGGAGATTCACAAGTGCAGGCAAGGCGTCGGGTGGAAGAACAGCGCTTGGCTCTAAGCGAACGACACGCGCGCATCCCGCAGGAGGTTCTATTACTTCGGGCAAAATCAAAGCGTGGTACGAGTCCAGAAGCGAACTGGGCGGTAGCGACAAACTGACCAGTGAAGAGAGCAGATTGCTTACGCAGGCCAACGCTTACTTTTTCGGCTCTTCTGGTCTTGGTAGAGGTCGCCTGTCACCTGCGAAGGTGAAAGAGTTTATTGAGTGGGCGTCTAAGCACGGCAACGCTGCTCAAAAAAGTGTAGTGGAGCCGTTTGCTGGCGGCACTAGAACTACTCGTCAGCACATGATTGTCGGGCGTACCACGAAGAGGTTCAAGCGAATCAAGTAGACATCGTGGCTACTCACATTGCCGACATTCCACGCGCCATGTATTGCTATGTGGCGAACGAGTTTCTGTACGACCACCGCGAGGGTTTCGGAGAGTACACCGAATGCTTGGCATACGGACTGTCCTCGCTACCCAATCGCGCTTGGGGTATCTCCATCATGTTGCAGAACGGTGCGCTTGTCCAACACATTCCACTACACGCTCTAACCACCAAGCCGCCCATGCCCCACAAGCATCCGCTCAACCACTTGCAGGTTTGGTCGTGCTACGGCTGGCACTTCGCAACACTGGAGTACGCGGCGCTGTCAGAACTGCCCGTACGGGTCTACCTCAAGAAGGGGCTTTGGGAAAACGGCAGGTACTTGTTCACTGCCGCACCATACGACGACTCGTATTCATTGGCACCTGACCAGCACAAGCACTTCAACTTCGTTGAGTTAGACTGCGGACAGATTGGGTCGTGGCCCACCAATCGCTGTCTGTTCTCGGATTCTTCCTTCACGACCATGCCTGCCCAACGCCCAAAATACCGCACCAATACGAGGTATTGGTATGTGGAGAACATTGATGATGACACCCCATTTGATGATGTGGTATCTCCAGAACATTCCTTGTGATTTGTGGGAAATGAGTTGCGTTATGCCAGTTTGGTTGTGTACCGTGTCGCTCCGTAGTGAAGAAGAAAGGCAACCGCTTGACCGACATGGAGTTTGACGAAGTATCGCTCGTCACTCGTCCTGCGAATCAGTTGAGCAAGGTAGTACTTATGAAGAGCGACACAGCGCTGGAGGCAACAGTGGAAGAGCAAGTGCAGGACGAAGAGCAGCAGGCAGAAGAAGTCGTCGCCGCTGATACCCAGCAAGAGATTTCCAAGGGCAAGAAGATGAAGAAGAAGGCCATTCCTGCCATGGAGGAGGAAGAGGAAGAGGAGGAGGACGAAGAGGACATGGAAAAGATGGGCTACGGCAAGAAGAAGATGAAGAAGGACGACGACGAGATTGAGATTCCCGCCGAAGTGTACGACTACATTGAGGCTCTGGAATCTGCAAACGCCGAACTGGTTGAGTCGGTTGAGAAGTTGTCCAAACAGATTGACGACAGCGTGGAAGCGGAATCAGAAGAGGTTCTGAAGTCTGCTGACCCAAAGTTGGTCGCCATCGTGAAGGGGCTGGAAGAGCGTGCCACTGCCGCCGAAGCGATTGCCAAGGCAGAGCGTGACCACCGCCTGTTGCAGGAGTTCGTCGGCAAGGCGGCAACCTTGAACCGTCTGCCCGTGAAAGCAGAAGAGTTCGGCGCGGTTTTGAAGGATGTGGCTGATGCACTAACCGAAGAGCAGTTCTCAGCCATTTGGCAGGTGTTGTCGGCGGCAAACACCAACCTGTCCAAGAGCGGGATGTTCGCGGAAATCGGCAAGTCCACCACGGTTGCTAATGACGGCACCATGTCTGTCATTGAGAAAGCGGCGGCGGCACTGCGTCAGGCCAATCCGTCTCTTACCCGTGAGCAGTCAATCGCCCGTGCGGTTGAGGCTGACGCAAATCTGTACACACAATACATCCGTGAGGTGAAGTAACCATGGCATACAAAGGCTCACAGCCCTTCAAGATTTCGCTGGAGGCAGGTGCAGACCTGTCGTCTAAGCAGTATCACTTCGTCAAGTTGGATGGCAGTGGCAATGCCGTCTCGTGCTCTGCCGCGACCGATGTTCCCGTCGGTGTGCTCCAGAACACCCCGACTTCTGGTCAGGCGGCGGAGATTGTCGTCGTCGGCTTGTCCAAGATTTCTTCTGACGCGGCACTGTCCATCGGCAACCTCATCGGAACCAGCGCTGACGGTCAGGCTGACGCCAAGACTCCAGGCACCGACACGACCGAGTTTGTCGTCGGTCGGATGCTCGTTGCGACTGGCGCCGCCAGCGTCATCGGCTCTGCTCTAATCAACTGCGCCAACCCCCATCGGGCCGCGTAAGCCGCAAGAAAGAACAGGAGTAACCAACTATGGCACAGCCAACCGCGAACGATGTTCATGTTGATGCGATTCTGACCAACATTTCGGTCGCATTCATTCAGGAGCAGGCCGCTTATGTTGCGAGCCGCATCTTCCCCATGCTTCCAGTTGAGAAGCAGTCAGACAAGTACTTCGTGTACACCAAGGGCGACTGGTTCCGTGACGAAGCGAAACTTCGTGCTCCAGCCACCGAATCGGCTGGTTCGGGCTACACGCTCAGCACGGCAACCTACAGCACTCAGGTCTATGCCTTCCACAAGGATGTGGACGACCAAGTGCGCGCGAATGCCGACGCTCCGCTGAACCCCGACCGTGATGCCACGACCTTCGTGACACAGCGAATGCTCATGCGTCAGGAAATCCAGTGGGCGTCAGACTTCTTCACCACGGGTATTTGGGCGAACGATGTCACTCCGACGAATCTGTGGAGCGACTACACGGCTTCTGACCCGATTGGCGATGTTGAGACGGGCAAGGCCACCATGCTGAATGCGACGGGCTACCTGCCCAACACGCTCGTCATGGGATACGATGTGTTCCGCCAACTGCGTCACCATCCCGACATCGTAGACCGTGTGAAGTACACGAGTGCCGAGAATGTCACCGAAGACATCCTTGCTCGGTTCTTCGGTGTAGACCGTATTCTGGTGGCTCGCACCATCAAGAACACGGGTGCCGAAGGTGCGGCCAACTCGTTCGCGTCGGTCTACGGCAAGAACGCCGCGCTGTACTATGTCGCGCCGTCTCCTGGCCTTCTTACGCCTTCCGCTGGCTACACCTTCGCGTGGCGTGGAGTGTCCGACGGAATGGGTGCCAACATCGGTATCACTCGCTTCCGTATGCCTGAACTGCGCGCCGACCGCGTTGAGGCTCAAATGGCTTGGGATAACAAGGTCATCGCAACCGACCTCGGGTACTTCTTCAGCGCTTGCGTCGCCTGATAAGCGGCGCCACGAAGGGAGCAAGCCATGAACAGGCTCACTAAGGGTCAGGCTCTGGTCAGTGCGCTCACCGTTGGTTCTGCCAACACGGTGTACAAGATTGACTTTGGCACGACCTCACTGAATCCTGCGTCAATCGCCGCGACCACACGCGGTTCTGTGACATTCACGCTAACTGGAGCGGCCACTACCGACATCATCGTAATGAATCCGCCAAGCGGCCTGAACGACGACCTTCTCTTCGTGGGTGCGGCAGTGACTGCCGCCAACACGGTGACGGTCTATCTCTACAATCCTACCGCTGGTGCGATTGACGATGGTGCGAATACTTGGTCGTATCTCTGGATTGACACAACCGCCTAATACAACTTCTGAAAGAGAGTGACCCAGTGTCCGCCAAAGACCCTCTCATTGAAGCGGTGACGCCCAAGACCAACTGGTTCGTGGTGCTCCGCCCGTTTGACGGCAACAGCGTCAAGTTCGTGCGCGGAGAAGTGGTGGACACGACTGGCTGGAGACACACTGGTATGCTGGAATCGCGTCGGTACATCGCACCGTTGCCGTACGGGGCAACGCTTCCCGATGAACTAGAGCAGGCGGACGGCACCATGCGTCGTATCTTCAGTCCACAAACTGACAAGAAGAAGCCCGCTCGTAGATAGGGCTTCCATTTCTGCGTGATGCTGGCGTATGATGCGAGAGGGGTCGTTTCGTGACTTGGACATACTCTGGAGACCCAGCGGACAGTAGCCTTGATGCGGTTCGCTTCACCATCGGTGACACGGACACCACCGACCAACTCATCAGTGATGAAGAAATCGCGTACATGGTCGCTCTTCACGGCAACATCAAGCGTGCCGCATCAGAATCGGCGCGCGCCATTGCCGCCAAGTTCGCCCGATTGATGAGCCGTTCCATTGGCGGCTTGCAGGCAGACTTTTCCGCTAAGTACCGCCAGTATCTAGAGTTGGCGGACAACCTGCTCACCAAGGATGAACTCCAGCCAGTCAGCCCGTACATTTCGGGATACACCCGCTC